TTTTTTTTTTTTTTTCACTTGACGGTTGGATAGGGCAATTTTAATTTAACGTACGGCAAACAACCAAAATCCGCACGGACTGCTTACAACTCCACTACAGGGAGACATCAACAGTGACTATACTCTCGAATGCTGTGTCCCACAGCGCCCTCGGGATCTTAGGGGCGAGTGGGGGCGGGCTGTTGTGTCGATGAGTCTTGCTAGCGTTGACCCTCTGGAAGCCGAGGATGCCGTCACACACGGACGTGTAACATTCAACTAGCTGTTGTTCGCTGACACCATACACCTTGTGCAGGAAGCTATGAAAACAGTCTGGGTCGACAGTAGTAGCTTCGAGGGTCATAGTCTTGAGCTCTTCTGCAGTGAATTTATACGCACAAGCCTGATTTCTGAACTCGAGAAAAGGCTTGTCCGACAATTGATCTGCTGTGGTCAGTAACAGTTCTCTGACTGTCGCGACGTGTCTGTGTTCATATGCAGCTGAGAGCAACTTCCCAGCCATATAATCAGTGTCACTAACGGCCTTGTTGTTGTTACTTCTGACCGGAAGTTTTGACACGACACGCCCGAACGAGGGTACGGGGTAAGTCCTAACGAAACTTGGCACGAAACGTTTGCGTAAGAAAGTACCGGCTTCTCGATGGTCAACGACCTTGCCTGCACTTTTCATGCCAGTATCCTCCGCTACCTCCTCGAAGGCCGTCTTCAAGGCCTGTCGATCTTCCGAGGTATACGTTATTCCATCATCTCCGTAAACCAAAGTGGTACTCTTCGTGATGCCAGCCCGCCTGGTAGATGCAAGTGAAATGCAAGTATTTGTGTATCCGTTGCCGGTGGTTGTTGTAACCTCACCGCTCCAACGTTGACCTTTCACCCGCCCCTTAACACCATAACGCGTAAAAACCCTAACGCTGGTGTTATTGGCGAACTCACGAACGAACCATTTCGGCGCGCCAAGTTTGTAGTAAAACATGGCTTCCCATTTGCGAATGCCGGCAGGTTGTGTGCCGTCATTGTTCGAAAAGTCGTTCTCAAAGACATTGCCCGGGGTGCTGTGTACTACCTCAGCTATCTCGTCTGCCGTCATGCCAACGCAGTATATGACTTCATTCCCTTTGTTCCTTGGGTTCCTGCGATTGAGCTCTTCGGCAATACGACGAGACAAATAATACACCACGGATCCCATGACCAAATTGTACATGTCGCCTCCTTGGTAGACGACCCTTGGCTGAGACCCATCTGGTTTAAGCAATACCTCCGACTTCGCGAACACGGTCTTGTCCGTATATCCAGGCAGCGTGAAGTCCATTGTGTCAAGGCAAGCCTGTAGCCGCTCCCGCTTTGTGCCGCTCATCTCATCGAGATAAGCTCCAATTGCAGCCTGGTCCAGACGAATGTCATCTCTCTCATGGATCAAATCCATGAGCTGGTGGTGGCCCTCGAGGAAGAGCT